GAATACAGAATTTTGTATTTGGAGAGGTGATGTGGCAGCAGCAACAAACAATTCTTTTGATGGATTTGAAAAATTAATTGCAGCTTCAGCAGCAGCGGGAGATATTCCAGCGGGTCAGCAAGTGGCAGCAGTAGGTGGTGGTGTAACCGCAGCAAATGTAATCGCAGAATTATCTAAGGTTGTAGATGCTATTCCATCAACACTATATGGTAAGGAAGATTTATTCCTTTATGTACCAAGTTCAATTGCTAAATTTTATGTGCAAGCATTAGGTGGATTTGCAGCAGCTGGATTAGGCGCAAATGGTGTTAATTCTATGGGAACACAATGGTGGAACAACGGAAGTTTAACTGTAAATGGTGTTAAGATTTTTGTATGTCCAGGTATGTCTGACAACAAAATGTTTGTAGCACAACGTTCAAATCTTTATTTCGGAACTGGGTTATTAAATTCAACTCAAGAAGTGAAGGTTTTAGATATGGCAGATTTGGATGCTTCAAACAATGTTAGAATGGTAATGAGATTTACCAGCGCAGTGCAATTTGGGGTGGCTTCTGATTTAGTTGAATACGCTTAAAATTAATAATTAATCAATATAAAAAGGTAGGTGGTTTATCTGCTTACCTTTTTTTTTTAAAAAATAAAAAATAACTGTTAGTTGAAAAGCTAACTAATTGAAAATAAACAACTTATGGCTTGTACTTTAACGACAGGGAGAAAAATTCCCTGCAAATCCGCTTTTGGCGGAATTAAAACGGTTTTATTTGCAAATTTTGGAACAATAGAAAGTGTAGCAGTAGTAGCGGCAACAGGAATTGCAACTATTACTAATGGTTCTCCAGCTCCAGTATGGTTTGAATATGATGTAAAAGGAAATTCCAGTTTAGAAACGACCGTTACGTCATCTAGAGAAAACGGGACTACATTTTACACGCAAACTTTAAATTTAACTTTAACATTCTTGGATGCACTAACTCAACAGGAATTGCAAATATTAGCAGTTTCAAGACCTTACGTAGTCGTTGTCGATTACTATGGGAATAGCTTCTTATGCGGACTAGAAAATGGAATGGAAGCGACTGGAGGCACTGTGGTAACAGGAGCAGCTGCTGGAGATTTAAGTGGGTTCACTTTAACATTTGAAGGAATGGAAGAAACTGCACCTTATTTCTTAAATGCTGCACCAACAGCAAGCGCCCTACAGATTGCACCAACTGGAGTATAATTTATTATTTAGTTAGAATTAGAGCATCCTTTTTAGGGTGCTTTTTTTTTGCTTAATTGATTTTACAAAATAAAAGTTTTAATACGTTATATAGTTAATGATTATACTAAAAACATTAGCAACTGCACAAGCAATTTCTGTAATACCTAGAGATTACCTTAGTACCTTTACAATGGATGTTAGAGATGATAGCACCAATATAACAAAGGCTTATGCAATAACAACAGCAGTAACATCAGGTAATTATTTGAATTTTAATAATATATTTAATCCTGCATTAGTTGAAAATCATTTTTACGATTTATATTTATATATAGATTATAATTTTTGGAATAGTAACAATAGCTTTTGGAATTTATATGATATATTTTGGCAAACAGATTCAGATTATAAAGAAGATATTTATAGGGACAGAATATTTTGTACTGACCAAGATATTGACCAATTAAATGACAATGACCATTACCAATTAAATAAAGGTCAATACACAAGCTATAATGGTTATGATAATACGTATATTGTAATATGAAAAGACAAAGAAATAGTAAAGGACAATTTAAAAGTGCATCTAAAATTTCAGAATTTGGATTTGTTAACCTAAGCACATATACAAGTCCTGAAATAAAAGAAGTAAGTGGAAAAGATTGGATTGAATACGGAGCAGATAATAACTACTTTCAATTCCTAATAGATAGATACAATGGTTCCCCTACTAATAACGCTGCTATTAATGGTATTAGTCAAGCTATTTATGGAAAAGGATTAAATGCTACTAACTCAAATAAAAAGCCAAATGAATATGCTCAAATGGTTTCATTATTTAAAAAAGATGTAGTAAGAAAATTGTGCTATTATTTAAAATTAATGGGTCAATGTGCAATGCAAATTATCTATTCTAAAGATAGAAAAACTATTGCTCAAATAGAGCATATGCCTATTGAAACTTTACGTGCAGAAAAATGCGATGATGATGGAGAAATACCAGCTTATTATTACTATAAAGATTGGGCAAATATTAAAAGAACTGATAATCCTTTAAGAATACCAGCTTATGGTATGTCAAAAGAAAATATAGAGATATTTTACATAAAACCCTATAAATCAGGCTTTTACTACTATTCTCCTGTGGATTATCAGGGTGGTTTGCAGTATGCGGAACTTGAAGAGGAAGTATCTAACTACCACCTCAACAATATAATGAATGGATTATCTCCATCGATGTTAATTAATTTTAATAATGGTACTCCAAACCAACAAGAAAGACAATTAATAGAAAATAAAATAGCTGCTAAATTCAGCGGAAGCAGCAACGCTGGGAAATTTATACTCGCTTTCAATGATAATAAAGAATCACAAGCAGAAATAACACCAGTACAATTATCAGATGCGCATAATCAATACCAATTTTTAAGTGAAGAAAGTACATCTAAAATAATGGTTGCACATCGTATTGTTTCTCCTATGTTATTGGGTATAAAAGATGGTAGTGGCTTAGGAAATAATGCAGAAGAAATAAAGACAGCTTCGCTTTTAATGGATAACACCGTTATAAGACCGTTTCAGGAACTTTTAATTGATTCCTTTGATAAACTACTTGCATACAATGATATTAGCTTAAAACTATATTTTACGACCTTACAGCCTTTAGAATTTACTGAAGTAGATAAGTCAATACAAGACAAAGAAACTATTGAAGAAGAAACTGGTGTTGAAATGCAAAAATTTAATCTAAAAATGATTGATGGAAAAGAAGCATATAAAACAATAGAGGAAGCAGAAGTAAAAGCAATAGAAAAAGATTGTAAAGGTTACCACGAACACATAGAAAACGATGAGGTTTGGTATATGCCTTGTGAATCACACGAAGTTGTAAGTTTAGAAAGTTTTGGAGAATATGAAGATTTAGAAAATTGGACTTTAATAGATGAACGTAAGGTTGATTATGATAATGAAGAAGCATTAGATTATCAGATTGGTGAATTAAATAAAAAAAAGGATAAAAGTACATTGAGTAAAATTTGGGAATTTGTATCAACTGGAACTGCAAGACCAAATAGTAAATCTGAACAAGATGAGGACTTTAATAAACTTAAATTTAAGGTTCGCTATCAATATGCACCATTAACAACACAAGCAGATAGTAGGGAGTTTTGTGATAAAATGGTAAAGGCTGCAAAGATATATAGGAAAGAGGATATAATCTCAATGGATAGCGTAAAGTTAAATTTCGGGTGGGCAGAAAAAGGAAAGCAAGAACAAGGATATTCTATTTGGTTTTATAAAGGCGGAGGTGCTTGTCATCATTACTGGGCGAGAAAGACTTATATGTACACACCAAAGGATAAAAGAATAGATGTTAAAAGTCCAACTGCACCTAAAATTAGTGTTGCAGAAGCAAAAAGAAAAGGTTTTAGACCCCAAATAAATAATCCGTTAGTAGGAACGAAACCAATTAATATGCCCAATGAGGGATTTGTAAACAGATAAATATGGCTACAACACTTTTTATAAATAGAACTGATTTGGTACGTAATTCCATTATGGATGGGAATATTAATACTGACAAATTTATACAGTTCATAAAGATTGCGCAACAAATTGACGTTCAGCAACTTATGGGTACAAAATTATATGAAGGATTAACTGTTGCAATACCTAATATTGATTTGGCGGCTAATGCAAGATGGAAAACTTTACTAGATGATTATATAGTGGATATGTTAATATGGTATGCTCAAGCAAATTACTATCCATTCGCTGCTTATACTGTAAAACAAGGGGGCGTTTTTAAGCATACTTCTGAAAATTCTCAAAGTGTAGATAAAAACGAAATAGATTTTTTAGTTGAAAAGGCAAGAACAAATGCAGAATGGTATTCAAGAAGATTTATTGATTTTATGGCTTTTAACCAAACAACATATCCTGAATATACAAACAATATAAATGATGACATTTATCCAAGTAACGATGCAACATTTAACGGATGGGTTTTATGAGTTATAAACCAAAAAAAAAGAACATAGAAAAATTAAAAGTTTTTTTAAAAAACAAAATAAATAAAAATAAAAAGTATGGCAACCTTATTTAATACTAAAATATCAGCAACGTACGAGGGTCTATTAAAGACTATCGACAATGCAGCTATATCTGCAAGTTTAAAAGAATTAACGGATGGTTCAGGTAATCAATCAGGGCTTTATTTAAACACAGCAGGAGACTTTAAGGTTACTTCCATACTTGAATGGGGTTCTTTAAAAGATACTGGAACAGGAGTTACAATAACGCAATTTGTAACAGCAGCTAATGGAATAGAAAATTTTAATAATGATACTACACTACCAACAAGTGCAGCAGTTAAATTATATGTAGATACTAAATTTTCCATTACAGATACTTTAACAGAGGTTTTAGGATTTGGAAACACAACAAGCGGAAAAGATATAGCGGTAAGTGCAGGAGATGACATTACTTTTACTGATACTTCTAAAATCTTAATGGGTGCAGGTAGTGATTTAAGCATATATCACGATGGAAGCCATAGCTATTTAGAAGATACAGGAACAGGAGATTTTAGATTAAAAAGTAATAGTGGTATCGCTTTGTTATCTAATACTAATGAAGATATGCTTTTAGCAGTACCTAATAGTTTTGTTAAATTATATTTTAATAATTCAGAAAAATTAGCTACAAAAAACACAGGTGTTGATATTACAGGAGATTTACTCGTAACAGGAACTATCACAGGAGCAGGAGGTTCTTTCTTGCCACTTGCAGGAGGCACAATGACTGGCAACACTTTACACGGAGACAATGTAAAGTCTGTTTACGGAACTGGTGGAGATTTAGAAATATTTCACGATGGTTCTCATAGTTACATAAAAGACACAGGAACAGGAAGTTTAAAAGTATTTACAAGTAATTTTGTAGTAAATAATGCAGCCGATTCTGAAAATATGATTATTGCTACTGATGGAGCAGAAGTTCGATTATATTATAGTGGAAGTAAAAAACTTGAAACTACAACATCAGGAGTAGCAGTCACAGGTTCTTTATCTACTACAACAAATGTAACTTTTGCAGATAATGGAAAAGCTATATTCGGTGCAAGTTCAGATTTTCAAATTTATCATTCAGGTGCAACAAGTTTAATAGAAGATTTAGGAACAGGAGATTTAAACATTACAAGTAATGGTTCTGGAATAAATTTACAAAAAGGACAAACAGCATATTTAGCAAGATTTTATACTGATGGTGCAAGTGAATTATATTATAGTGGAACTAAAAGAATTGAAACAGTAACAGCAGGCGTAAAGGTAACAGGAGACCTTGAAGTTACTGGAACGATAACTGGATCAGGCGGTTCTTTTTTACCACTTGCTGGTGGTACAATGACTGGGGTTACTACATTCAACGACCATACTCTATATGGAGACCAAGTAAAAGCAAAATTTGGAGCAGCTGGTGACTTAGAAATATATCACGATGGCACTCATAGTTATATACAAGATACATCAGGCACAGGCGATTTACGAATTGATACAAGCGCTTTTAGATTAAGAAGTGCCAATGGTGGCGAATCAATGATAACTGCCTTTCAGGATAGTTCTGTAAATTTAATGTTTAATACATTTACTAAATTATCTACTACAAACACAGGTATAGCAGTAACAGGAAATGTAGTTCCTACAGGAAGTGTTATTGTACCTGATGCTGGACAGTTACAACTAGGAACAGGAAATGATGCTCAAATATATCACGATAGTTCTAATTTCTATGCAAAAAATTTAGTAGGTCAATTAAACATAGACCAAGCAGCAATAACTGAATCAATAGTATTTAAAGTATCAAATTCAAACGCTTTAGATACAACAGCATTAATAATAAATCGTGAAGGAGATTTAATAACAGGAGCAGATGTGACTATTGCAGGAGATTTAACTGTAAACGGAACAACTACAACTGTAAACACGCAAACACTATCAGTACAAGACCCATTAATAGAATTAGCAAAAGACAATGCTGCGAATAGTTTAGACATTGGATTCTATGGTAAGTACAACGATGGAACAACAAGGTACTTAGGATTGTTTAATGATGCTTCAGATACTAATAAGTTTAAACTATTTAAAGGAACAACAGTAGAACCTACAACAACAGTCAATATAGGTGGAGCAGGGTATGTAGCAGCAGATTTAATAGTGGCAGGATTAGAAGCAACAACAGGAACTTTTGCAGGAGATGTTATAATTGATGATGGTGTGGGTAGAATAACATTGTCAAGTGTTAGTGGGGAAAATAGAATACAAAGTACAACTACTGGATTTGGTGCTTATGAAAAATTAACATTTACAGCAGACGATTATCAATTTAGTCTTGGCGACGCAACATTTGCAGGGGATTTATTACCCTCATCTACTGGTGCTAGTGATTTGGGTTCTGACGCAAAAAGATTTGGAAATATATTCGCTGATGGTGGGTCTATTCCTTATCTTACTTCATTACAGCTGCAGTTACAAGGAAATTTAACAATACTAAACAAAGCTCAAGGTGCTTATATAGGTTTTGCTACAAGAAACACTACAGGTTCAGAGGTTGTAATGGATTTAACTAATGTAGGAAGTGCAACTTTTGCAGGGGATGTAAATATTGGAACAGGAACTGGAGGCAAAAATGTTGTAATAAATTCTCAAACTTCAATATTCAAAGCCACTACTGCGGGAACTGGGGAAGCTGCATTATATTTAGCAGATGGAGACATAGATTGGAGGATACAAAAAAAGAATAATGATAATAACCTAACGATTAGAGACAATACCTTAGGCTCTGATGTTATGACCTTTGCGGCAGGTACAGGAAATGTAGGCATAGGTTCTTTCCCAACAAGTAAATTACAATTAGAGCAATCAATAGTTCCTAGAATTACTATGATTAAAACAGGAACTTTAAGTTGGTATGTAGGAAACCCAACACAAGGCTCAAGTAATAATTTTACAATTGGTACTGATTCAGGTAGTAATTTCGATATATTAACTTTAGATACTTCATCAAACGCAACTTTTGCAGGAGATGTAACAATAACACAAGGAGCTTTAATTGCAAGTCAAACTTCTACGACTAATCCTGTAGCAAGATTTACAGATACTGGTGTTGTTAACTATGATTGGACATTCCCAAATAATTCAACAATTCAATTAGG